AGCATTGCCAACAGAGGTAACTGCGCCGGTAAGGTTAGCGTTTGTCGTGACGTTGCCAGCCGTTAAACCCGCTGCTGTGCCGGTGATGTTTGTGCCGACTAGCGCAGATGGTGTGCCTAGAGCTGGTGTCACAAGAGTCGGAGAGTTAGCAAAGACCAAAGCCCCTGTGCCTGTTTCATCGGTGACAGCAGCAGCAAGGTTAGCTGATGACGGTGTATTAAGAAATGTAGACACCCCTGTCGTAGCAGTTAATGCTGTGTCTTGCCATGCAGCACCGTTGTAAACGCGAGTAACATTCAACACACTATTAAAGTATTGAGCGCCTGTTATTAACGCATCACCGTCATTGTCAACTGTTGGGTCTGAGGCTTTTTCACCCAGGTATCTATCATCAAAATCATCATAGCTGGCAGCAGCCGCTAAAGCAGAACTGTTAGCAGCAATAGCACTTGCATCTGCGTTAGTTTCTGAAGTAGCTGCGTTACTAGCTGATGTAGCTGCGTTACTAGCTGAAGTTGAAGCAGCGGCGGCAGAATCAGCAGCGGCTGTAGCACTACCCAAAATACCATCAACATATGTTTTAGTTGTAGCGTCCTGCGCTGCTGTTGGATCTCCCAACCCAGTAATCTTATTCGTACCCATAGCAACAGCACCTGTCATAGTGCCGCCAGCTAACGGGAGTTTAGTGTCTGCATAGGTTTTATTAACAGCGTCATTGCTTGCATCTGGAGCAGCAAGACCAGTAATCTTGTTACTGCCCATAGCAATAGCGCCGGTCATATTGCCGCCAGCTAATGGGAGTTTTGTAGCTATTGAGTCTGTAACGGTGGTAGCAAAGTTAGGGTCATCACCCAAGGCTGCTGCAAGCTCGTTAAGCGTGTCTAGTGTTTCTGGGGCTGAATCAATTAAACTAGCAATCTCTGTATCTACATAACCTTTAGTGGCTGCGTCTGTTGCTACTACAGGAGCACCAATGTCTGACAACACTGCTTCGTTAAAGTCTACAACGCCGGTTACAACAACATTGTTTAGCGTTGTTGTACCTGAAGATGCTGTAACATTACCCGTAAGATTGCCGGTTACATTGCCGGTTACATTTCCAGTTACGTTGCCAGTTACATTACCTGTTAAACCGCCCACAAAGCCTGTAGAGGCTGTTACAGTTGTACCTGTTATTGCGGAGGCTGTTGTGCCGCCAATGACTGTACCGTTAATCGTACCGCCTGTAATAACTGCGTTGGAAGAGGCAACGCTACCTGTGACAGTACCGCTAAGTGTAATGTTACTAGTAGTTAAAGATGATGGGTTTGTGTTGAGTTCAACAATAGCGCCTGCTGCGTTCTTTGTAAACATCCGCTTGTCTGTTACGTTTACAGCTAACTCACCTTGAACAAGGACACCGGAGGAAGGGACAGAACTAGCCGTAGAGCTATTCTTTGTAATAATCTTAGTAGCCATGTTTGCACCTTAATTGCTATAAACTTAAACAGGTAAAACTGGAGAGGCCATTGCGACCTCCCCAGGCAACCAACGCTACTTAAGCGTTTACAACAAGTACAAAGCCACTATCAGGGCGATAGGTCTTTACACCATACAGCGTGTCAGCAGTATAGAGGTTAGCAAGGAACTCTTGCTTGTACTGCGTCTGTGAACGAACACCCATCTGCTCTGCCAGGATGAAGGTGTCTTTGTGGAACATCATAGCTGCCTTCAGAGCACCACCAGCAGCGTTATCAGCAGCAGTCTCAACTACAGGGCAGTTGCTGGTAACGTAGATGTCAATACCATACAGCTCACCAATCTTACCTTTGGTGACTGCACCGCTGCCATTAACGAAATCACTGGATACATAACGATCAATACCCATGATTGCATTACGCAGGGACGGAGGAATGACAAAGCAACGCTTGTCCATAGGTACGTCTGCATCGTCCATCTTCTGAATCAGACCACGGAAAGCAGCGTCAGTAAAGACATCAGCAGTTACTACAGTATCTACTGCATAGGCAGTCAAGCCAGTAGAAGCATCGTTGTAGAAGGAAGCATTGTGAACCCAACTGTTTGTGCCATTGCCCAGCGTCTGACCGAGGGTAAACAAGTCAGTGTCGGTTTGACGAGCCAAAGCATAACCAGCGTCTGAGGTGTAGAAGTTACGCAGTGACGCAAGCGCCTGCACTTCTACAATATCCTCGATCAAACGAGAGTATTCAAAGTGCTTGTCTATGCTGACAACTACTTCACCTTCTACGTTACCTTGAATAGTAACAGCAGTGTTCTCAGCTTTGGCAGCGGCTGCACCGCGAACAGGAGCTGGAATGTGGATGGTATCGCCTTTCTTACCTGTCATAGACAGTTTCTTGACGAGGTTAGCCAGTACAAGATTCTGCTCATAAGCAGCTCGTATCTCGTCTGACCAAATTTCAGGCACAAACTTAGCGGCTTCAGTTAAACCTGTAGCGCCAGTCATTGTGGGGTATGTAGATGTAGCCATGTTAAATCTCCAATGTCAAAGTAGTTTAACCTCTGACTCGGTTCTCCGCATATGCCTTCATAATTTCGCCAGACATAGCTTGATAACGGTCAGGGTCTTCTTTCATAAGTTTAATAATGTCAGCTCTACGATACATTTTACGAGAGTCTAACTCAGCAGATCCTCTAGCACCGCTTGTAGAAGCATTCTTCAATGCCTGCTTACGCGCTTGCTGCTCCACAGCTAGGGTTTGTTGAGTAACATTCTGGCGTTCTTTCCAGAGGGTCATCAACTCATCTGCTGCTTCAAAATCAAACTGCTGGTCAGCCTGTTCATACAGTTTAGCTCGGAACTTGCTTGAGTCCTTCCACTCTTGAAACTTGGCATCACTTATAATCTCTGCCATGTCAGGATGGTTCTTCTGCAAGACTGTTAGTGCCTTTTCCTTCTTCAGATGCAGCGAGGTTGACTGAGCTTCCTTAAGCCTAGGGTCATTCTCTAACATCTTCTGAACTGTTGCTTTAACTGAACTTTCAGGATCTGTAAAAAAGTCTAGTTCGCTAACCTCTTCTTTTTTCGGTGTGGAGAGTTGTGTCGTTTGCTGTAGAATAAAATCATCAACAACCTTTCGTAGTTCTCCGACTTCGCTGCTCTGTCGTCCTGCCAGCTTCTCTGCCTCTTGATGCATCTGAACAATCTCTTTAACAGATTTGTTCCGATACTTCTCAGGTAGATCATCAACTTGTTCGGCTACTTCCTGATGTTCTTCTATATCTACTGCTTCTTCTTGACGCTCTTCCAATAAAACTGCCATTATTAAACTCCGTGCCTTCGCATTGTGGAGATAGTTAAATGTAAAGTTGTGTCATTCAGACGCTTTACGCTCTCTTTCTAGTTTAACAGCTCTGTCTCTAGCCCACTTCATAGTCGCTCCTGGGAACGTACCAGAGATGGGGTCGAGGACAGATCTAACAGGTGATATTAATCTGTCAGCTATGTCAGTACACTGCGTACAGGGTAACTGCTTTAGCTCTGAATCAATAAACGCCTCAAAGATGTGTCCGTTAGGGCATTGAAAGTCAAAGATTCTCAGCATGACTGATCTCTACTTCTGCCTGCTCTTGGGCAGTCTTTATGTTATCTTCTAGGTTAATCAAGAAACTAAGTATCTGGGTTTGCCCCTTACGGAACCACAGATCTTCAGCATCTTTTACATTAGCCAGAGAATCGACAGTGCTTAAATTGTCTTTCAAGTCATCTACTAAGCACTGCCACCCTTTACTGTTGAACATCTCACGCATGTCATCGTAGTATTGTTCAAGTTCTTTATCCATTATTTAGACTTCTTTTTTTTCTTTTTACCATATAGCATAATAGCCTCCTATGTAAATGGTTGCGGGTAGGGAATCGAACCCAATAAAACGGCTTATGAGACCGTTCTACTACCTAGACCCGCATTGATATTGCTATTCGTGAGCAGACTGTAGCATACTTTTGAGTAAATGTCAAGCTATTTATTTACTTTTTTTAGTTGCTGACTGGACTGGGGAGTCCTGCTGCACTCGCTCTTGGAGGCATTCTTGGAGCTGGGCCTTGATCTCCTGTATTTCCTGCCTCAGCTTCTGGAACTCCACGTTGACCTGCTCCACGACCTGCGCTAGTTCCTGTCGACCTACCATTTTGACCTCCTATATGTTGCTCTTTAATAGCCAACTCTGCAATCTTAACTCGCTGTGCAAAGTTACGCTCGTCATCGGTGTCCATGCTAGATATAGCCTTGATACGATCATTCTCCAGATCAACAGGGATCGCCCGTGTCTCTGCATCGTACTTAGCTGACCTAGCATTGAACTCATTAGCCTGTCCTTGGAATACTGCTATCTGAGCATCCTGCAATTCTATGGCTTTCTGCTGCTGCATCTGAGCTGCTTCCTGC